TTATACCGCTTGGTTGCATTAATGATGCTTGAGTTAATGCGCCACCTTCTGCAACTGTGGGTATCCAATTAATACACCGTTGACTAGATATAGGTGCGCTTTCGCTTTGGTAAAAACCTAGTGGTATGGGCAAGGCTATTCTAGGCATTTAGAAGTTACTCGTTTTATTTTGTGGGAAAAACCTTTGATCATAACCATCGCAATGATTACCGCTGCCCATTGGTAAAGTGTCTGGATATGCAATTGTACTTAAATCAGTAATAGACGCCAGTAAGGTGTCCATTGTGCCACTTGCTAAGGCCGCCAATGCAGGGCTAACAACCTTTTGATAAGATGGTGCTAACCTGATAGCTAGATTGTATTTAGCAGCGCCTATTGCACCTCTATCTAGCTGTACGGTATCATCACCGTTTAATACTTCATTAAATGCAGGTGTAATGCCAATATCAGCCCATGCTGTCATCATGTCATTAAATCGTCTAATGCCTGACTGTAATTCATCGTTAGTTAAAGTAACTTCGGCGGTCTTAACGCCTATTTCTTCAAAAGCATCTTGTACAATTTCGCGTAGAGTAGTCATTAGCTGTTACCTATTAATTCTCTAACCTGTTTACGTATGTCTATTAATTTTTTTCTACGGTCAATATCAACATTAAAATGCTTTAGAGCATAATCTTCTAATTCCTGCTTGGTTGCAATATTGATATTCAACTCACCGTTTAATCTACCCTTGACTCCTTCCATCGCCTCGCCTAATACCTGAACAGCGCTTGCGTCAGTTTCATCAATACCAAAGTCTTTAATCTTTGCGAATGTCGCTGGTGTGTCTGACCATCCCTTAGTTTTGTACGCTTCAAATTCACTTTGCGGTACGATTTTAGGGTCTTCGGTTTTGTGGTATATCCACGTACGGTATATTTTAGGCATTTTCAATCCCTCTTGAAGTCGATTAAGTATAACACTTTTCTATCATAAACAAAAAAGGCTACCGTTTAAAGTAGCCTTTCTATATACACTATTGCTTAAACTAGACTAAGAAGTTGTTCTAACCGCAAAATCTGGGTTAAGTGCATCTACACCAAACAAAATATCAAAGCGGTACATAGTCGCATCGTTAGTAAAGTCATATTGACGAACCGCACGAATTGAAATATTACCGAATGATTCTCGGCTTGCTGTTGCTCCATCTTCTGGCAAATCAAGAGGCGCCATAGCCAAAGTGATCGCGTTTTGATGGAATGCTAAGTTTTGCTTATGGCTTGAGCCACTTGCGCCCGTCTTTACAGTAATAGCCGCGTTGTTAGCGGGTGAAGCAGCAACCGTTTGATATGGCCCACTAATTATAATAGGTGGCGATATGGTTAAGGTTGCTGGGCCAGTACTTGCACCACTGTTTGCGTCTGCTGTTACAACGAATGTTTGCAAGTCGCCAGTATCTTGACGTGTTTTGCGGTTAACAGAGTTACAACCTGCAATAGTAATGACATCACCTGCCAATAAAATATCAGTTGTGCTGTTAGTCCATCCATCAGTAACAATAGTTTGTGTCCATGTGTCACCGCTTGCCGCGTAAGTTGTTTCCTGAGTAGCGCCATTAACTAATGGAGTACCAGTAGCAACACCAACGGTATGAAGTGCTAAAGATTGGTTTTCATACAACATGAATTTGCTGTAACGACCAATAGCCGCTTCTTCAATCGCTTTCTTAGCAATCTCAGTAGGGAAAACAGATTTAAGGCCGTCTGCCAATGCTAATGAAGCATCTTCGTCATAGAATGCACACCAGCGAATGTTCATAGGTGTACCAAGCTTAGTAAGTACTTTAGCCGCTGCGCCAACTTCTAAAAAGGTCGATGGTGCTGTGCCTGGAGTACCTACAAAATTACCGATTTTTTTGTAGACTTGAGCGATTTCACTTTCAACCGCTTGAGCCAATTCAGCAGCAGCAGGCTGTACAAAACGTTGTGTAAAATCTTCGACACTTAATGTTAAATCTTGCGAAGTAACAGCAAAGTTTACTTTTTTACGCTTATCAAGCGTCATTGTAGCTGCACGTTCTTCGATGTCTGGAGTAGCTGAAATAACTGCGCCATCACTAGCGGCAAACATTACAGGTCTACGCACGTCAATTGAAGCGCCTACCTTGCGAAATTGTCCATCTAATTGGCGATCAACTTTCGCCCCCATTTGCAGAGCGTTTGAAAACTCTTTTAGCAGTAATCGAGTTACTAGCTGTGTATTTTTAAAGTTATTAGCCATTTTATTTATTCCTTAGACCAGTTAACCGTATTTAGCCATCCAATCACTCATTGACATTGTATCGCCTATGTCTGACTTTAAGGCCGCCCCACTTCGTAGGGTTTCTATCGGCTCTGGTGCTGCACTAGTTTTAATTTCGGGTTTAGCCGTAAGTTTAATAGAAAGTTTGCCAATCTCCATAAGTGCCATTGCTGGTGTCATGCTTGCAAGCTCTGCGGCTTTTTCTGCATTCTCTGGGCTACCTAAATGATAAATCATTTCTGCGCCCTTGTCATAACCCATCAAGGCCGATGCTACTCCTTCGGGTAAGTTAGGTATGGCGTTTGCTCGTTCGTCAAAGTCTGCCTTGCCTAGTCCTTTTACCTGTGCGATAAAATCATCACTGACCTTTTGCGCTGCATCTTTTTGTTGCTTGGCTGTCAATTCGCGTTGCTGTTCTGCTAAAGCTTGCTTAACCCCTTGTGCGACATTGTAATCATGTGTTGCCTTATCAAAGGCGTCATCGTCATAGTCAATGTCTGGGTCGTCTAGTTTCGGCTTTTTCAATTCATTTTCTGAATTAGCGGCCTCTAGTGCATCTATTCGCTTTTGCAATTCATCAGCACGATTTTTTTCTTTATACTTATCGGCTGTTACTTTGTCGATACGCTTTTGAAATCCATCAACAGGTGGTTTTTCAACTTCGGTCGTTTCTGGCTCTGGCGTATCTACTTCTTGTGTAGTGGCTGAATCTACTTGCGCGGGTTCTTTGCTTTCTTGTTCTTCGGTTTGATCAAGTACCTCATTAACAAAATCGTCCAAATCACTCACTGGTGCAGCTTGTTCTTTATCTTTCACTTTCACTTTAAAACACCTTTACGGTTGATTAACATCTTAGCCCCATTTGATGGCAATGGGTTAGCCATGTGTATATATTACTAAATATTGGTCAGTTTGACAAATTAACTAACAGACGGTTGCTGAACGGTTAAAACTTGCTTTAAATTTTCGCGCTCTGCATTTTCTTCGGTAGCAACAGCGTCTTGAATAATGCTTGCTGTTTGTTCACTGTTTGCGCCCTCGTCAATTAACTGCTGGCTTTCTGCAATAATGTCTTTTTGCTTAATTACCATTTGTCTATCATATTCAGTTAATGGAATGCCTAGTGCTAATTGCTTAGTGTAAGTTTCAATTAATTGGTTGTAAGCGTCCACTAACGCACCGTGCGACTTCGCTTTAGTTTCGATTGTTTTGGCGTCTTTTTCTTCAATCTCTGCCATTAACTTTTCAGTCTGCATGGCTATATTAGTCGTAATAGCCTCTTGTTGTGGGTCTGGTGCTTGTTGTTGGTCAAGTCCATAATCTTTAATCTCTTGCTCTGTTGGCTCAATTGTACCGTTTTTTATCATCACCTTTCTAACGCGTTTCGTTAGTTCTTTAGTCTCAAGTATTGGCAAGTCTTTAGCTACTAAATCCATTGCTAACGCTTCAAATTGTGGTGACGTTGCAATCAATTCAAGTATTTGCTGTGCTGATTCTTGGCGTTGTGTTGCAAATGCTGCGCCTGTTTCGGTTACTACATCATAGCGACCTATAGATAAATCATTTACCAATACAGGCTTGCCAGTTTGTTCGTCTATTACCTCTTGGTTTACAGTGTTTATTTCAACGTTTTCTGTTTCACCGTCTTGTTGCATAATTCTAACTTGTTGCGCTGTGTCGTAAATTCTAGGTATTAAATCAACAAGTATTTCACCGCAATAGTCGATGGACTTAGTTAGGTTGTCGCTAAATATAAACGAACCTCTATCACCTTGCTTTTCTTGCGCGATTATTGCCCTACCGCTTTTTAACTCTGGATTAACACCTATTGATGGCGGTTGCATTCCTGTTACGTGATACAAATCCATGCTTGCTTGCTGAAGTATTTGCAAGCTTGCGCTTTGTACTGCGGGTGCGCCGCCTCTACTTGGTGGTGCGCCTCCTGTTTTACTGTCTGGATTGTAAGGCATGAACGGGCTATTTTGTGTAGCAAAGTTTTTGTATGCTGACTCATGCCCTTGAGCTTGTGAGGGTGAGTACCAAATCGGGTCTTTGGGTGTTAATGCGCTTGTTTCGACTACAGAACTGGTTTCATAATTGTAAATACGATTAGCATCTTTCGAGAATCTAACTATTCCGCGTGTGAATGTCTGCCCTTCAACATGTGATTGTCTACCGTACATTGGAATAAGTGGTATAAATTTACCAGCCCAAGCTTTGGGTTTCTCAAGTACACCGCTGCCATCCATTAAAATCATTTCGACCTTGTGGCTTTTTACTGCGCGTGTTTTCTTGACGTTTATACCTTGCTCGGATAATTCATCTAATACACTTTTTTCTTCATCGCTATCAATCACTCGACCATCAGACAGTAAAGCAAGGTTTTTAGTGATTGGTGTTTTAATCCAATATTCAGCAACCCTCA